ACATGGTTGTTGTCGGAAACATTTATGACAATCCGGAGTTAATCGAATGAAACAGTCGCAAAAAGTAGCGGGCTTACTCTTACATGATGCAGTGAGTATGTTAAAACGATCAGATAAACGAATAGCTGAGTTAGAAAAAGAAAACGAACAATTAAAGAAAGACAACGCAATACTGTATAAACAACAAACAAAGATACAAACGAGAGGAATGTGAATATGGACTTTAAACAATTATTTGAAACACAATTAAAACTAGACTATCGCATCAAGAAAGAAAAGGCCTTACACGGTATACCACTGACAGAAAACAAAATCCTAGCGTTACTGGTTGAGATTGGCGAGATGACTAATGAGTGGAGAGGATTTAAGTTTTGGAGTAACAATCAAGAACCTAGAACGAAATTAGAGTATCTTTGTCCGATTTGCGAAGGCGCCGGTTCTTTGTATAAAACTGGCGGTGAATATGCGCTTGGTTTATCTGAAAAAACATGTGAAGATTGCGACGGAGAAGGAAAAATAGGTGAAAAAAATCCCCTGCTAGAAGAATATGTTGACGTGCTGCACTTTTTATTAAGCATTGGAAACGACATTGGTTATACGACATATACAGCACTTAAACCGACGAACGAGAAAATGACGGTACAAAAGCAGATACTAGAATTATATGACTTCACAGCTATCTTTATGAACAGTTTAACATTTGATGAACAAGTCGCGCGTGATCCGTATCAAGAACTGTTCAACCGATTCTTGAATTTAGGCCGTTTGCTAGGATTCACACTTGAAACAATCGAAGAAGCATACTACAACAAAAATAAAATCAATCATGAGCGACAGGACAACGGCTATTGAAAGCGACAAAGAAACTCACAGCAGAAACACGCATACAACTAGCACACGACATGTTAATAGCTTCTAAGGACGGATATAAGCCGGTAGGCGATATTAAACGTGAGGAGTATAAAAGTTCTTATGCTAATTATAGCGGTCGTTTAAAAGACGAATATGGACATAAATACTATACTTACATGCAAAAGGAGTTAAACTAATGACGGATAACTTAAAACAAGCATACGACATAGCCATAAAAATATATAACGGTCACATAGATGAGTTAGAAGCTGAACTTAAAGTTAAGAACGTCATAATTATTTTAATGTTAGGGGTGATCGCATGGCTTTTATTTTAAAAAAAGTAGCGAATGTTAAATTTAAAACAGGTGATTTCCCTACATTTAACTATCGTTATATAAGTTGTTATAGTCATCCACCGTGGGAATTTGATACAACGGACGATAGAAAAAAAGCCTATATATTCGACGAAGAAGATGACGACATAGAACATTTATTAGATGTTTTTACGAGGGAGGATATAGATGATATTTGAGATAAAAGGCGAGCTACCGACGATGAACGAGATAATCAAAGTAGCAAAGGCTCACTATGGCGCATACGCAACGATGAAGAAGAAAAACACGCAACGAGTAGTAGAACAATGCAAACGCTTAAAACCGATTGAGCGAGCAGATATAAGCGTCACATGGTACTGTAAAGATAAGCGCAAGGATAAAGACAATATAGCGACAGGCATAAAATTTATACAGGATGGCCTAGTTGAAGCGGGCGTATTGAAGAATGATGGTTGGAAAGAGATAGGTTGTATACGACATTTCTTTGAAGTAGACAAGGATAATCCTAGAATAGTCGTTGAGTTGACAGAGTTTTAATGATATAATGAATATGAAATTGTCATACACGTTTGGGCAATTTCCTCCTTTGGTAAAAAGCGCTTATTCAACTGGAATAGGTGCTTTTTCTATGTTATAATAAAGGTGTTGGTGCGGAAACACTAACGATCGCCGCGCGGAAACGTGGCAATTATAAAAAGATAGTATGTATATAGACATCACTATATGTTACAAGAGGGCTTACATTCGTTTGTAAGTCTTTTTGTATTGACAAATGTTGATAAAGTTGTTATAATGTGCGCTTTTGTGTTATAATGGTAGTAAGAGGACAGCGACCGTACATCGTTTCCCGAAACCTACATGAGTAGGGATTACTCTTAATAAAACTATGTAGGAGTAGATAAGATGACAAACAAAAACGGAAGAATAAACCGATCGCTTAAGAGTTTTTCGCAATTTAGTGTTTATGAAAAAGCGGAGGTGATTAAATGGTTAAAGTCGTAAAAGACAACCCGAAGAATAAACAATTCGCGAAAGAAAAAGACTTGCAAACACACATAACAAAAAACATTAAAAGGTTTTTTTCTGACGTTGTTGGTGATGAAATGATTTATTTTGAAACCGAAAAAAACATACACGAACAAGAAACACGCTCACCAAGACCTAGTAGGGTAGACATCTATGTGTCGTGCAAAAAAAACGATTATATTTTAGAGTTGAAAAATCCCAAAGGTAAAACAGAAAACACCGCTGGGATAGGGCAATTACTTAAATACGCAACAATGATTGAAAAAGATGTGAAACTTTTGTTGATAACTACAATGTTTGATAACGAGTTAGGTAGAGCGATAGAAAAATTTAAACTCCCTATAAGGTATTTTTATATAGATAAGGAAAGCGCTTATGAATATAAAGGGGAGGTGATGTAGTGGCTGGAGGAAGAAAAGGAAAATATGCCTATTGGATAACTGAGGAGGGTTTGACAAAAATTGAAGGTTGGGCGCGAGATGGATTAACTAACGAGCAGATTTCTCATAATATCGGCATAACATCGGCAACCTTATACGAATGGCAAAAAAAGTATGTTGAAATAGCAGACACCTTAAAAAAGGGAAAGGAAGTCGTTGATAGACAAGTAGAAAACGCTTTGTTAAAAAGGGCGTTGGGATACAGGTATGAAGAAGTGACGAGAGAGTTATCAGAAAGTGGTGATCTATCAATAACAAAGATTGTCACCAAAGAAGTTCAACCTGATACAACCGCGCAAATTTTTTGGTTAAAAAACAGAAAGCCGGACGATTGGCGAGAGAAGCCGGATAAAGTCTTTACAGAGAGAGCAAAGGCTGATACAGAGTTGGCGAGAGAGCGTATTAAGTTAATTAAAGAAACAACAAAAGACACAAGTCTATTAGACGCATTAACTGAAGCGTTACAAGATAAATAAGGGGGGGTGGTTTTACCTTGTTCACTTTTTCAGATAAACAGAAAGAAATCATACAACGTCCATTCAATAAGACGTTAGAAGTTAACGAGGGTACTTAACCCCTAGAAGCGGAAAGACAACAGCAGGACACTTTAGATACGCTTCTTACTTGACAAAAACAGAAGATGAAAACCATTTAATATTAGCTTATAACCAAGAACAGGCGCACCGTTTATTTATCGAGGGCGATGGAACAGGTTTAAAACATATATTTGGCGATTTAGCTAAGGAAAAGCATAGTGATGATGGTGACTATTTAGAAGTAACGACAAAAAAAGGCGTTAGGCGAGTTTTCTACAAAGGTGGAGGGAAAGCTGATAGCCATAAAGCATTTCAGGGTATGAGTTTAGGTAGTGTCGTCTTTTGTGAGATTGATCTGTTGCATATGAGCGCAATACAAGAATCGTTTAGACGTACATTCGCTGCTAAAGATAGATACCACTTAGCTGACTTAAATCCACCCGCGCCACATCATCCGGTTATCAAAGAAGTGTTTGACGTGCAAGATACAAGATGGACACACTGGACGATTGACGACAATCCGATTATAAAAGGTAAGCGTAAAGACGAGATTAAAGAAACCTTGTCTAAGAATCCATATCTATATAAACGAGATTGGTTAGGCCGGAGAGTAATTCCAACAGGCGTTATATATTCAATGTTTAACCACGACGAACACATAAAAGAAGCGATTGAGGGTAAACCTATCGAAATGTTTTTCTCGGCCGATGGCGGACAATCTGATGCAACAAGTGCAAGTTGTAATATCGTTACGCGCATGAAAGACAAGACGTTTAGATTGTACAGGGTAGCACATTATTATCACAGTGGTGCTGACACAGGCCAAGTTAAAGCTATGAGTGTATACGCTAAAGAGATAAAAGAGTTTATCAACTGGTGCAAGAATGAGTATGATATGTATTTCTCACATGTATTCGTTGACCCCGCGTGTAAGAGCTTAAGGGAGGAACTACACATGATTAACATAGATACAGATAAAGCTGATAATAACGCAAGAGAAGCGAAAGGCACAGGTAAAGGAATTGAGATAGGCATAGAGCGTGTTCAAAATGCATTGACTGATGGATTGTTTTATTTAGTAGAGAACGACACATACGATCACTATCATTTCTTGAAAGAAATCGGCATGTATGCACGAGATAAGAATGGTAAGCCTATCGATGACTTCAACCATGCGCTCGACGAAATGAAATATAGTTGCAATTACTTCTATAAACGATACGTCTTATAAGGTGGTGAATCAATGTTTGAGAAAGTTAAAGATACTATTAGGGGGTGGCTAAGTAAATTGGGAATCATCAAAGAATTAAACGACATACGCAATCATAAGAAAGTGCATATCGACGAAGAAGAATATAATCGCATTGCTTTGTGGACTGATTTGTACAGAGGTTATCCAGAAGATGGCGAACACGAATACAGTTACAAATTATTGTCTAAGTCAATGACAAGACGACTACTAACGGTGAATATGCCGAAGATGGTAGCCAAAGAAATGGCGACGTTAGTGTTTAACGAGAAAGTAGAATTTAACGTAGATAACGACATATTCGACGACTACTTGCAAACAATACTGAAAGACAACAAGTTTTATTACAACATGCAATCGCATTATGAAAGAGCGTTAGCAACGTCAGGCATGGTGATTAAACCGTATGTGCAAGACGATAAAATTAAACTAAGTTTTGTAAGCGCGTTAAACTTTTTCCCGACCGCGTGGGAGAATGGAAATATCAAAGAGGGGTTTTTCACTAACCGCTTCAAGCGTGGCAAATATCATTACACGCATATTGAGTGGCACGAATGGGAAAACGAACGGTATCGGATCACGAACGAATTGTATCGTTCAGAATATGATGACAAGCTAGGTATTAGAGTATCGCTTGCAGAAGCGTTTGACGAACTAGAAGAAGTTGTCTACTTTAACGGACTAGATAAAAATACAATGTTTGTTTATATTAAACCAAACGAAGCGAACAACTTTAATAGCGATAGTCCGCTAGGTGTATCGATTTACGCCAACGCATTAGATACTATCTATACGATTGATAGAATGATAGACAGTCTTAATCGTGAGTTCGTGCTTGGTAAGAAACGCATTATTGTCCCTGCCAACATGGTTAAGACAGTAACGGATAATAACGGAAACTTAGTAAGATACTTTGATACAGAAGATGAAACGTACGAAGCTTTTAATGGTGGTGGTGATATGGAAGCTAACAATATCACCGATATTAAAGTAGAGTTACGGGTAGACGAACATATCAGAGCAATCGAATTAATGTTAAAAATGTTAGCGACACAAACAGGATTCAGCAGCGGGACATTTTCTTTTGAAGATGGTGGAGTTAAGACAGCGACAGAAGTTGTGAGTGAGCAAAGTAAGACGTTTAAAACAAAGCAGTCGCATGAAGTGTTACTAGCGGAAGCGTTTAAAGACTTAGTAGACTTGATCGCGTATCTTACGCAAGCGTTTAATTTAGGTGCGGTGCCAGAATATGAAGTGGCCATCAAGTTTGATGATAGTATCGCAGAAGATAAGACGGCAGAACAAGCGCGTATCATCACACTAGTACAAAACAAGCTGATGCCGAAAATTAAAGCTATTGCCAAAGTAAACGGCCTTACTGATGAAGAAGCGCAAGAATGGTTAGAAATGATAGATGGTGAAAACAGAATGATTAGTGGCGGTGACCCAGGACTGTTTGGAGATGAATAAGCAACGTATCGATCAACTATCTGTTGCGTTTACTGATATATACTTAGAGTTAGAAACTGACTTACTTGTGAATATAGCTGAAAAGCTAGCGGAAGCGGATATAGACGATATAAACACGTGGTCTATTGAGGTACAGAACAATCTAGCAACATTGAGCAATAGCAATAGAGAACTAATCATCAACAAACAAGCAGGCGTTGAACGTAAGTTACTAGAAACGATTGAAAAAGCAGGTTTTGAATCAGTTGACGAATTCGAGGACTTTCTAAGTGAACAAGCTGAAAAAGGGCGATTAAACACAGCGCCACCGATTAGAGAATCCAATCAACTAGCTAGCATTATTACAACGGTTCTAGAAGAAGCGAAAGAACGCGTGAACATCGTAAATACAACGATGTTACAACAGTCAGAACAGGCTTACCTTGATATAGTCAACAGAGTAACGAATGAGGTCACGGTAGGCTTAAAAACACCACAGGAAGCACTAAGACAAGTGGCTAGTGAATGGGCTGATATTGGCATACCTGCATTAATAGACAAACGAGGTCGCAGATGGTCAACAGAAGCATACGTAAACATGATTACACGCACACAAGTTAACAACGTCGCTAATGCTATGCAAGATGAACGATTTAAAGAATATGGTGTGGACTTAGTTGAGGTATCGTCGCATGCTGGCGCAAGACCAGGTTGCGCACCATATCAAGGGAAAATATATTCAGTAAGTGGCAATAGTAGACGATTCCCACCATTGTCTGAAACGAGTATAGGGGAACCAGCAGGATTGTTTGGAGTTAACTGTGGTCACGTGAAATATCCATATGTGCAAGGGGTTTCCAAAAAGACGAATATACGGTATAATAAAGAAGAAAACAATCGCATTTATAAAGAATCGCAACAACAGAGATACATCGAAAGACAAATACGCAAGGCGAAACGCGAACAATTAATGTTAGAAGCGTTAGGAGATAACGAAGGTGTGGCAATCGCAAAACAAAAAGCAAGAGCGCAGCAAAAGAATATGCGTGAGTTTATCGATAAGACAGATAGAACACGTAGACGTAACAGAGAGCAAATTGTCTAGGAGGTGATGGCTTGTTAAACAAGAAAGAGATTAAAGAACTTGAGCATCGTGTCACTGTGTTAGAAAATCAACTGATTAACTTATCGATGGAAGTAGCAAAACTGAAACAAGAAGAAAAACCAACTTATCTAGCGTAGAGAGGTGGTGATCTAATATCTCGTTAGTTACATACGTTAGTAACTTGTCCTAAACACGACATTAAACTGTTAAATCCTATCGTGTTCGCAACACGTTAAAACAGCGTAAGGAGATGCTATTATGAACAGAGAACTACTTAAAGAATTAGGCTTAGAAGATGAAGCGATTAATAAAGTTATGTCGGAATACGGTAAAACAGTGAATGAGTTAAAAGAAAAGGCGGAAAAGTACGATACTTTAGAAGCACAAATCAATGATTACAAAACTCAACTGGAAGAACGTGACGAGCAACTCAACGCTTTATCTGAAAAAGCCAAAGGTAATGAAGAATTGACTAGTCAAATTGAAGAATTGAAGCAACAAAACGAACAAGTGAAAACAGAATATGAAGAAAAGTTAACAAAGCAACAATTTGACTTTAACTTAGATAAGACGTTATCAAGTGAAGTTAAAAACACGAAAGCAGTGAAATCGTTGTTAGACTTAGATACAGTTAAGTTTGATAACGGTGATTTTATTGGACTAAAAGAGCAAGTAGAAAAATTAAAAGAAAGCGATCCTTATTTGTTTAAAGAAGCGGAAGAAGAAAAGAAACCATCTTATTCAACAGGCGACCATAAAGGCGAAGTGAAAACAGACGGACTATCTTCTTTACGTAAAGCAATGGGATTGCAATAGGAGGAATTTAAATGGCAAACACGATTAATTTAATTGAAAAGTATGTACCACTTTTAGATGAGGTGTACAAAACAAACGCACTAACAGCTAACTTAGATGCACCGGCTGACTTGATTCGAGAAACAGCGGACGCTAAGACGATTCTTTTAGCTGATATGGTATTACAGGGACTTGGTGACTATGACCGTTCAAACGGATTTGTGAATGGTGATGCGACATTGACGTGGAACTCACATACATTCTCTATGGACCGCGGACGTAGTTTCCAGATTGATTCTATGGATAATCAAGAAACAGCAGATGTTGCTTATGGACGTTTGGCAGGCGAATTCATTCGTTCTTACGTTGTACCTGAAGTTGATGCTTATCGTTTTGCGACAATGGCAGGCAGTGCAGGAACAACGGTTAACGCTGATTTAACAGCTACCACCGTTGTACAAGCAATCGATACAGCAGGCGCACAGATGGACGATGCAGAAGTACCGACAGAGGGGCGTATTCTTTACGTATCGCCACAAACTTATAACGCGATTAAGCAATCTGATTTGTTCGAGCGCAATGTTGAAACAGTCGGACAAGACGGCATTTCACGTACGTTCAGCATGTTTGATGGTATGCGAGTTGTTAAAGTACCTAAAACACGTTTCCAAACCGGATTTACGTTTAATGACGGTACGACAGTTGGACAAGAAGCGGGTGGATTTGTCCAAGCGGTTGGACAACGCGCTATTAACTTTATGATTGTGCATCCATCTGCAGTCGCATCTATTACTAAGCATGCTAAACCACGCGTGTTCAGTCCTGATGTGAACCAAGAAGCAGACGCGTGGAAATATGACTATCGTTTATACCACGATCTATTTGTTCTTGGCAATAAAGTTGATGGTATCTACGTACACGCAGTAGCAACAGCTAACGTATAAGAAATGGGGCTTAACAGCCCCTTTTAAAGGGGTGAGTAAATGATTAAACTAAAAAAAGGCGGTATCTACCGTTTTGTTGAAGAAAAAGACGTCGCTAAGTTTAAAAAGTTAGGTTTTAACGTTGTCGAACAAGAAAAACCTAAAACGGTCAAAGAAATCAAAAAGGCTTTAGATGATAAAGGTGTTGAGTATGACAGCGACATGAAAAAAGATGAATTACTTGCTTTGCTAGGCGGTGAGTAACGTGTACACAGACGAAACATATTACAATGGCACTTACAGAGGTATAGAAGTAGATTCAACAGAACTAACACGTATGCTAGCGCGTGCAAGTGATTATATCGATATGTTGACTAACTACAAGTTAAAAGCAATCGACATTAATACGCTCGATCCGTTCTTTCAAGAGCAAATCAAAAAAGCAACGTGTGCGCAAGTCGAATCGTGGCAAAAACAAGGCGGAATTGACGTTGTTGGTGCAGGTTATGACAGTGTGAATATCGGTAACTTTAGTTATAGTGGCGGTAGTGATTCACAACAATCGCGAGTTGATGCTAATGTTATTGGTTATCTAAAGCCGACAGGTTTGTTATACAGCGGAGTTAGTCGCTATGGTTATTAAACCTATATCAAAGCAGTTACTACCGCACACGGTCACGTATAGTGAGTATGAGGGTGTCAATTCGTGGGAAGATGAAACTATCTATTCAGAGCCTATCACTATCTATAACGTACGCGTGCAGTATAACAGTCGGTTTAATCAAACAGCCGATAGCGAGAACAAAACGTATAACGCGTTAATGTTTGTTGATGTGGTTAATACTAGCCCACAAGTTAATTTTGTTGAAGAATCAAAAGTTATGTTTGACGGTAAAGAAATGTTTATCACAGAGATTGAACCGGTGTACGCTGATACATTGCATCATTTAGAGGTGAAACTTGTATGAGTTATACGTTTAATCGTCGAAAAGTTAGAAAACGTTATGACAAAGCGTCACAACACGCGCAATTCATACTTGACCAGCAAATATTAAAAGATACTAACGAGTATGTTCCAAAAGATACAGGTAATCTAGTGAACAGTAGTATTATTCACAGCGTACCCGGTAGCGGTTTGATAGTATGGTCTACTAAATACGTAAGACGATTGTATTACGGCACACAAATGCGGTTTAGTAAGGATAGGAACGGTAAGGCTCAAGCGCTATGGTTTGAAGCTAGTAAAGCGAACAATAAGCGCAGGTGGCTTGATGTTGCTCGTAACGCGTTTAAGGGAGGGTTTTAATGTTATCGGATATTGTAAGAGAAACAGAACTAGCACTCACATTGTTTGATAGCATTATGCCTATGACGTTAAACGACGGCAACAGCATTGCTATTAAGACGACACCGACGACAGACGACAACTATCGTTTGAACGGTGGCAGGACATATGTGTTAGGTATTCAAGTTTTGGTTAGACATAACAAATGGCAAACGGCTTGGAAAACGATTCAAGACATTAACGATTTGTGGCAGTTCAAAAGATTGCCGATTGATGGACTAACAAACATACAAGCAACTACGAATCCTAACTTTATCGACAAGACGGAACATAAAGAATATGAGTTTACAGCGATTTATAATTTTGAATTTGAAAGGTAGGTTAAAACATGGCAGGATTTTTCTTGAATAGTGCATACACGTTTGAAATTGGCGATGACGTTACAACGCTCAATACGCTAGGCGCAGGATTGTCAGAAGTAGACGTACAAAACAACGAGGAAACAGACCAAACCGCTTATTTAGACGGTGACGGTTTCTTAACAACTGATGTTATTGGCGCACAGTTAACGTTTGAATTTACAGGCCACCGTTTATACGGTGACGCAGCACAAGACTTTGTTTTTGGCAAGGTTTTAACTTTAGGTAGCGCGCGTAATTGTCACTTTAGCGTAACTGATCCGGAGGGTGGCATCTTTGCAGGTCCAGCTACTGTAACAATTACTAGCGGTATTGGTGGCGGTGCGGCAAACGCTAAGAGTGAAATCTCATTCGGTGTACATTTCAATGGTAAACCAGCGTACACAGAACCACCAGTACCAGTCGTATAATAACACAAGGGGATAGCATTAGATTGTTATCCTCTTTTTTAAAAGGAGAATGAATATGCAAGAGTTTAAGTTTAATAACAGTTATGAAGAATTTAAAATTGGTGGCAAAACATATAAAGTCGATTTTAGCGATGAAAAGATTAAAGAATACATTAAGAGCATTAAAGAATACGAATCGCGCGCAAAAGAATTAGAAGAACGATCAAAAGGCGATTTATCAGAAGAACAGCAATTACAACTGATTGACGACAGCTTAAAAGAACTAGAATCATTTATTGATTTGGTCTTAGGAAAAGGTAACTTCACTGAAATCTATGAAGCTAGCGGAAAATCAATGTATAACATGCAATTGTTTAGTGAATGGCTTGCAGTATTTCTAGGTGAGAATGTACAGAAGAAAAAAGGCGACGCTATTAAACGATATAAGAAGTGATTAGATGTTTACACACGTAAAGAAAAATATTATCGAGCATGACGGACAAACATATGAGATTAACGACACTTTTAATAACGTGTTACTACTTGTCGAGATGCTAGAAGATGAGATGCTAGAAGATGGTGAAAAACTAGCTTTAGCGGTTGAGATTGCAACAGGTGTCGAGTGTTTGAATGGTGATGGGTTAACGCAAGATGTAGAATGGTTACTAGCGATGTATGATAAAGTGATAGATTATCTGTTTGACAAGAAAGCAGATGATGAAGAACAAAGCGATCCGATTTATAACTTTACGCAAGATAGTGAATTGATTTACGCATCGTTTTTACAAGACTACAACATCGACTTACTTAACGAGCTAGATAAGTTATCATTTACAAAGTTTAGTACGTTGCTAAGACAGTTAAGCGATGATACACCGTTCAAAAAAGCGGTTGGGTATCGTGTGACGAAGATACCACCATTAACAAAGTATAACAAAGACCAAGTAGAGCATTTAAAGGCTATGAAGCGCGTTTATGCACTCAAGAAAGATAATAAACCTAAGAACAACGACAAAGCACTAGACAGCGTATTTGGGGCTTTAAAAAGGTAGGTGAATTAAATGACAGATGGAAGTATTAAGATTGACACGAAGATAGACAGTAAACAGTTTGACAAAGATATGCAGTCTATCGAAAAAAAGTTGAAAAAGACGTCTGATAATCTTGGGAAGATGGGTAAGAATTTAACGACAGGCGTGTCATTACCAATTGCCGGACTATTTGCTGGTTTTGCTAAATCAGCGATGGACTTAGAAGCGACGGAAGCAAAGTATAACACGGTTTTCGAGGGTATGACTGATCAAGCAGATGAATTTATTAGCGAGTTTCAAAAGCTAACACCTGCCACAAAAGCAGAAGCGCAATCTATGGCGAGTGGTTTACAAGATTTGTTAATTCCAATGGGCGTTGCGCGTGATGAAGCAACCGACATGACTGGTGAGTTTATGCACGTTGCAGGTGCATTGGCTAACTTCAACAGTGGTACGCATACATCACAAGACGTAATGAACGCAATGAACAGCGCTTTGACTGGTCAATATGACAGTTTAAAAAGTTTAGGTATACAACTTGACGCAACAACCGTAAAAGAAAAAGCCGTGCAAATGGGTCTGGCATCATCAACAGATGAAGTTGACAAGAAGATGCAAGCGGAAGTATTACTAAGTGAAGTTTACGCACAGTCAGGCGATGCGCTTAATGCTTACAACGAAGAAAACTTAGATGCTAAAACTAAGATGCAACTAGCAAAAACGGAAGCGATTGATTTAGCGGCGAGTTTTGGTGAGTTACTGTTACCGATGATTAACAGTTTAATCGATGGTGTTAGAAAAGTTATTGAATGGTTCAGCGGATTTGATGAGGAAACGCAAAAAACAATCTTAACTGTTTTAGCTGTTGTCGCAGCGATTGGCCCACTTGTATTAATCATCAGTAAAGTTATCGGTGGTATATCGTCAGTTATCGGGTTTTTAACAGCAATGAATCCGATCGTTTTACTCGTTATCGGTGTAATCATTGCGCTAGTTGCAGTATTTACGGCATTATGGCAAGAAAACGAAACGTTTAGAACGAAAGTGATGGAAATCTGGAACAGTATCAAAGAGTTTTTTGCTCAAACGTTTGAAGTACTGAAAGAAGTCTTTAACACGTTTATAACGACTATTAAAGAGTGGTGGGCGAAATGGGGCGCTGATGTTATGCAGATAGCGTTCGATGCTTTTAATTTGATTTATGAAACGCTTAGTCAAATCTTCGGCTTTATTAAAGAAGTTGTTAGTCAATTTATTTCGACATTCCAAGAATGGTGGGCAAAATGGGGAGAAGAAATCGTTGCTAAAGTTGATTGGTTTTTCGGTATCGTGTTTCAAATTATTTATGAAGTGCTAGCGTTTGTTCAAGAAGCGATTGGCGAATTTATCAGTGTAGTTCAAGGTTGGTGGGATAAGTGGGGAGATACCATCATGAGCGTTGTTGATTTAGCCTTTACGTTCATATGGGAAACTATTTCAAACGTCATGGATACCATCATAAATCTTTTAAATGGTGCTTTCGATACAATTAAAGGTGTTTTTGAAACGGTTATGGGCGTTTTAACAGGCGACTGGGATAGAGCGTGGGACGGTATGAAAGACACTGTAAAAGGTGTGGCTAACATTATCGGCGGTATTGTCAACGGCATTATTGGCGGTGTTGAAACAATGGTTAATGCGGTAGGTCGTGCGATTAACAAGTTGCCTAGTTTTAGTATTCCGGATTGGGTTCCAGTTTTCGGTGGTAGTGAATTCGGTATACCTAACATCCCTAACGTGCGTTTACCACGCGTGCCAAGTTTGGACGTTGGTACTGATCGAGTGAAAGCAGACGGACTAGCTATGCTTCACAAAGGCGAGAGTGTTGTACCTGCCGACGTTGTTGGCGGTGGATATAGCAACGATAACGCTATGATGAAAGAGTTAATCAAAGCGTTACGAGAATACAAACCAACGATCAACATTGAAAAAATAGAAAACAATTCGGACAGCGACATTCCGAGAATTTTAGAACAATCGCAGTGGATTCTTGACAGACAAAGGGGGCGTTTAGATGGCTTGGTTTAGATTTAATGGTGAAGATAGTCGTGACTACAATATCAAAATTCATAATGACGTTTCTTTTGTCAGTCCTGAACGCGATATATCGTTTGCTCAAGTTCCAGGGCGTGACGGTGATTTAGCAATTGATAATGGGCGTTACAATGCTTATGACTATTCAATACCTATCACGTTAAATTTAAAAGATGGTGATAATGTCGATAGACAATCGAAACGTATCACAGAATGGCTTAAAACTAGTGAATGGGGCGAATTGGAACTATCGTGGTCACCAGACTATCAATACAAAGCAATGTGTTTTCAAACTTTTGATATGGCACGCACGCTTGAAACGTTCGGTCGCACAGTGATTAACTTCAGGCTTCAACCTATAAAATATCAGTCAAAAGAAGTCGTTTTAACCGACGGACTAACGATTGTTAATCGTGAAAAACGAGCGTCTAAGCCACTGATTAACATTGAGGGTATTGGTGATATAACCATCAACAAAAATGGTGTAGAATGGCTTGTATTAACGTCAGTAGATGGCTACATCACGATTGATAGCGAGTTAATGAGTGTGTACAAAGATAATCTACCGCAATACGAAAAAATGAACAGTAGCATCAGACCGATATTCCCGGTTATTGACCCAGGAGAAAATACGTTTACGATCACAGGTAACGTAACAAATATTACGATGGATTGTAGATGGGAGAGTGTAACATGATCCCGATTTTATATGATAATAAAGAAACAAGTTTTTCGTCGCTTGGTTTAGGTGTTTTGAAAGATGCTACAAGCGCTATCGTGACAGAAGAACGCAATGGTGTGTTTGAATTAGAATTAAAGTACAGCGTTGATGGAAAACTGTTTAACGAATTGAAGAACGATCGTTACATTAAAGTTGATGCGAATCCAAACAGCAAAGACCAGTTGTTCAGAATTATCCGTGTTGATAAGCCGATAAAAGGAGAAGTGACAGTATACGCTGAACACGTGAGTTACTTATCGCGAGATGTTGCGTTAAATCCAGTCGTTTCTTATAACGGAAACGCAGGCAGCGCACTAAATACGTGGTTAGACAACTTGATTGACGCCACGACTTTCAGTGTGTTTAGCGATATACTTACTGTAAAAAGTGGCACATGGAATATTGAAGATTATCAAAACGCTAGAAATGTTTTAGGTGGTAAACAAGGTTCAATCTTACAAAATTACGGTGGCGAATATCAATTTGACAACTATCACATTATGCTATGGAATCAACGTGGCAAAAATCGTGGTGTTCCGATTGTTTACGGTAAGAACATCATTGACTTAAATCAAGAAGAAGAAATAAACAGTACGTACACAAGTATTTATCCGTATCGCGTTTATGAAGATGAAAACGGAAATAAGATACGTATCACATTAACAGAAAAGTACATCGATGGTGATTACGTTAATAATTATGGTCATCGTAAAATTAAGACGGTTGCATTTGATGATGAATCAATTACATCTGAACAAGCATTACGAGATAGAGCAACGCAATACGTACAAGACAATAACATTGGATTACCAAAAGTTAATATAACGGTTAATTTTATTGACTTGGCAAGCACACTAAATTACAAAGATAGAGCAGTTGTTGAACAGATAGATTTATGTGACACACTTCCTATTATTTATGATAAAATAGGGATAGAAACAAAAGCAAAAATTGTTAAAGTTACTTATGATGCGTTGCGCGATCGTTATGAAACGTTAGAATTCGGTTCTATCAAAAGTAATCTATCACAAACAATCACAGAAACAGTCACGCAAGAAACAGAACGACTAGACAAAGAGATTGAATATGTACAGATTAGCGCTAACGGTAAGAACAAGATATTTAGAAGAGAAACAGAACCGACAGAGGGTATGACAGAAAATGATTTGTGGTATAAACCGGTCGGCGCAGGTGAAACAGAGTTATATCGCTTCACTGGTACAATGTGGTCGTTGGAAAAAGTATCAGCAGGGTTGCTTGGTGGTACGCTAGATGCCGGTAGTGGCGATTTAGACGTGATTAATTTAAACGCTAGTAGTATCGTGACAGGAACGTTAGATGCTTCGTTAGTCAACGTGATTAATCTCAACGCTAACAACATCATAAGCGGAACGATTGATGCTAACATGATTAATGCAACAACATTGAGCGCGATAACTGCGAATTTAGGTACAATTAACGCAGGTACGATTAACGGTGTACAGGTTAATTCAGCTAACATCGCTATAACCGAAGATATAAAAGTTGGTAAGAATATCTACCTCGGCGATATGACAACTTTTTCAGAGTTAAAAATGGTTCGGTTTAATAATTCAGCGAATATCACGGGTGGCCGCGGCTTTGCCGGTGCGGGCATCGCCATAAACAGTGACGAGCTTTATCTTGGCGCCTTAGAAATTTACTTCGAGGGCGGTTCTACTGTTCAGTTCTTTTCGCAAACTGATACACAACGAAATCTTAATTTTAGCGGTCATTTAACGATTAATGTTAGCGGTCAGACGAACTTATCAAACACAACAATCAACGGTTCCACACCGTGGACAGACGGCAACGACGGAAGCGGTTCAGGTCTTAGTGCTGATGACGTCGATGGACTGCATGCTCATCAGTTTTTACGTAGTGACACGTCAGATTCTACGAGTGGTAGTCTAACCGTTGGTGGGTCGTTAACGACAGATAGCGGTCTTGTTGTCGGAAGTGGATTGACGATAAATGGCGGAACAATACGTAGTGTACCAACGTACAACTACACAACATCGCTAGCATCGAATATGCACATCGCAAGTAGCGGACTTGTTTATCGCTCGACATCCGCAAGCAAGTACAAAGGCGACATACAACCGATTACGCGCGACTTCAACGACGTTCTATCGCTCACACCAAAATCATGGTGGGATAAAGCGGAACTAGCTGAAAATAACGGTGATACAACGGGCTTGTGGCGCCATCACGGACTTATTGCGGAGGACTTAGTTAACGCAGGACTTGACGAAATGGTTATCTGGTATGACGGTCAGCCGGAAGGCATACAGTATGAACGCTTGGCGGTATACTTAATACCGATAGTAAGAAAATTGACGCAACGTGTCGAAGAATTAGAAAGGGTGATTAAATGAGTTTATCAGAATTTAGACGGATAGACATTCGATTAGACAAAGCAAACGATTATATTCCGCAACGAATTTACGCAAAGCAAGGGGACGTAAACGGACGTGAGCTATACGTTCAGCTTACGAACAATGGCGAGGTTGCCAATACGACCGGAACAACGCTTAATCTCGGTTGGACGCACTTAGCGACAGGTGGGACGGGGTTAGATTCGTTCACTATCGTTGATGTGACGCAAGGTATTTACAAACATTCGTTCACAACAGCGTTCTTGCAACCGGGCCGTGTCGAGTGTTCGATTCAGATTGTTACTGGAACGGATATTGTAAATAGCCGGACGTTTATCGTAGATGTCGCTTCTAGCGCATTTAATGAAACAGCGGTTGCGAGCGATAATTCGTTTACAGTGTTGCAGGACGCTTTATTGACGGTGAGTTCTTACGATGGTAGGATTTTAACCCTCGAAAACACCAAGGCTGAGCAAGTTTATGTCGAAGGCGAAGTCGGTAGAATTGACGCACAGTTGGCACAAAAGGCGAATCAAGCAGCCTTAGAAGTTGAGAAGGCACGAATAAACAACTTAACTGCTAACGCTGGTGACGTAACCAACAATGCTGAACTCTTGGATATACGAGTAGGTTATGACGGTATCACGTATACCACGGCAGGCGAAGCAGTAAGACAAACGATTGGCGCTTACATGACATTAGAAAACGAAAGTTGGGTGGTTTAAATGGCTGATAAAATGATGCGTATGGCTGGACGAGATTACGCCTCCGGCCAAGCTAAAGCAATAAAAACAAACAACACAGGAGCAATCGAAGTCGCTAAATTAGATGAAATATTGAGTAATCAAAAAACAATAATCAACGTTATGAATAGCGATAAGTTAATTTTCGGTACGTACTGGGATAAGTCGAGTAATCCAGTTATGCAACGTACAGATGCGGCTGCGGGTTTAAACGCAGCAATAGGCATTGATGGCGAATACGTTGTTAATGACTTCGATAAGATGCCGATTTTCGGTGAAATACACGACGTGATGGACGAATACGGCAATTACTTCGTCAGAATACCTAAGTTTTACATTAAAAAAGTTGATGGTCCTAATTTTAAACTTGTTCAGGTATCAAAAACACGCTATCCGGGCTTTTACTTACCATTTGTTTTTTGGGATTTTGCCAATAATGTTGAGCTTGATTACTTTGATTTCGGTAAGTACAAAGGCTCCGAAAGTGCAGATGGAAAACTGGAATCTAAGCCAGACAAGTTTCCGTTAATTAATAAAAATATTGTGCAGTTTAGAATTTTAGCAACAGCAAACAACGATGAAGTGAACGGCGTGACTGGCTATCAACAATTAGATATACACGCTGTGGACGTCTTACAGACGTTATTTACTGTTGAATTTGCAACGTTACACTCACAGTCTGTCATGCCCGGATTCACTGCAGGTAATTACTCAGATTCTCATGTTGTGACAATTGAAGAACTATCAACAAATCGCGCGATCGTATCAAATGCAACAGCAAGCGCTTTTAGCGTTGGTGATCCAATCTCAATCGGTACGAGTCGCGGCGGTAATCAAATTTTTTACGGTCGAGAAATCACAGCTATCACAGTATACGACGCTGAAAATCAAGCCATTGAATTTAGCGGCGATCCTGTTGATATTAGCGTCGGAAATTTTGTTTATAACACCGGCTGGAAGAATGGATTTAGTCGCAATGTTTTGGCGACGAGTGGCGCTATCAAATCGAATAACGGAAAAACACCTTGTCATTATCGAGGGATTGAATCGCCGTGGGGCGACATTTATCAATTCGTTGACGGCGTTAATTTTACAGATCATCAGACGTGGACGTGCGAAAACGCGAAACTATACGCTAGCAACGTATTCGCGGATCCGTACAAAAAAGTCAGCTATTTAAATTCGGCTACAAACGGATACGTAACAGATTTAGGACATGATCCGACACATCCGTACGCAGCACTACCGATTTCTGTTGGCGGAGGAACGACAACATATTATGCAGATAACTATTATCAAACGCTAGGCGCGAGAATCGCACTCTTCGGTGGCTCTTGGTCCTCTGGAGCGTCTGCCGGTTTGTTCTTCTGGTATCTGTATTTTACGTCTTCGGCTGCGACTGTCACTATTGGCGGGCGCCTTCTTAAAAAGGCCTCTTAAGGGGGGTAAGGGGGGAGTACTCCCCCCTAGGTTTTGGGGTGGAAGATGCAAGCTCGCGCAATTCGGTGGCAATTGGAACAATGGAGCGAATGCCGGTTTGTTCTTCTGGAATCTGAATTATACGTCTTCGAATGCGAATGTCAATATTGGCGGGCGCCCTCTTATTAAAGAGAATGCAGTAATTACTATTGCATCTTTCATTCCGCGCCACTTGGCGAAAATTAGACCGACAAAGAGCACGGCTGAGTAGCGATGCCGAAAATCCGTGAGGTTAATAAGAAAAAAGGAGAAACTCTTTGAAAAGATTTGGTTACTTATTTGACGAAATAACGTCAATAGACAATATACAATTAGCAATTCATAAAGCGTCCAAAGGTAAGAAAAAACAACGTAGAGTTATTGCTATCCTGGATAACGAATATTTCTACGCTAATCAAATTAGAAACATGTTGATCAATGACGACTTTATCCCCTGTGAACCCAAAATCACAACGATAAAGGACGCGGGAACAGGAAAAGAACGCAAGATATACAAACCTAAATTTTATCCGGACCAAATCATACATTGGTCGCTGATGTTGGTGTTAGAGCCAATTTTGATGAAGGGTATGTATCGTTATTCGTGTGGGAGTATCCCGGGACGAGGGACGTCATTTGGCCAAAAGGCGGTGAGAAAATGGATGGATAACGACCGTAAGAACACAAAATATTGTTTTAAGATGGATGTTAAAAAGTTTTATAACTCCATCGATAACGATTTGATGAAAGCGTGTTTTAAGAAGAAAATCAAAGATAAAAAGTGTCTGAATCTTATTTTTAAGATAATCGACAGTGTGGATGGACAGCCAATTGGTTACTATACATCACCTTGGTTTTCAAATTTCTTTTTACAAGGCTTAGATCATTACATCAAAGAAAAATTAAAAGCTGTTTATTATGTGCGTTACGTGGATGACTTAGTTATTTTCGGTCCAAACAAAAGAAAATTACACAAGATGCACAAGATGATAAAAGTCTATCTCGCTAATCTTAAACTAAGTATTAAAAAGAATTGGCAAGTGTTTCGAACAGCATGCAGAGACGTTGATTTTCTAGGTGTAAGGTTCTTCAAAGATAAAACAATTTTGAGAAAGAGAAACGCACTTAAAATAAGACGTCGAGTTAAGAAAATCATCAAAAAAGGTTACTTAAATGAAAAAGATGCATCCGCTGTTGTGAGTTACTGGGGATGGATCAAGAGAACGAACAGCTACACGTTTTACAACAAGTACGTCAGTCCGTTTATCACGATAGAATTATGTAGAAAGGTAGTGAGTGTTAATGCCAAAATACGGCAAGCTAATCAATGGAGAATTACAAACAAGCAACCATATTATGCAAGATTACAAACCAATTACGTATGAACAGATACCAGATTTTGACCAACAAACGCATGCTGTTTATCAGTTAGATCCAGTCGATCGCGGAGACGACATTTATATCGGCATCAGAGTCGAAGAATTAGAGTTAGAAGATTTCGATGACACATTTGAATTTTAAAAGGAGGAATACGAATGAACTACGACATTAATAACGTACTAAACGCGTTATCAAACGAATATGCGCAACAACTAGCGCAAGCCAATCGAAAGGTAGCAATTTTGACAGAAGAAATCCGTATTTTGAAAGAAGAAAAAGAAGAAACGGAAAAATCGTAATATGGACTTAACAACAATCAAAGACAGTCTATACATTGCCGGAATCATGATAAGCGCAGTTGTTGCTTTTTACAAAATAGCGAAAAATCTCAACACAACACTACTTAATCTAAACTATGAAATTAGTAAATTAAATGACAACATGGACTACACACAAAAAGAGATGCGCAAAGCTAACGAAATAACGAATCAACGCTTAAATAAAGGTTCAGAGAAGTTGAATAATCACGAAGTAAGAATCACAAAACTTGAAACATGGAGGGATAGCAAATGAATTTAAATGGTGTAACAAAATCTACTTGGGTGCGCTTAATTAGTATGTTGCTTGTATTCGTCAATTTAATTTCGCGTGAGCTGTTTAACTTTGAGCTACTACCATTTGACGATGAACAAATTAACGACGGTGTGAGCGTGTTGTTAACGGTTGTCATCGCTACATGGGGAACGTGGAAGAATAACAGTGTCACAACGAAAGCACAAGAAGCTGATAAAGTTTTGAAAGGAGATAAATAACATGAGAGTAGCATTAGATGCAGGACACGGACTAAACACAGCGGGAAAGCGTACACCAGACAACGAACGAGAATGGTCGTTTAATAACAAGGTTGTTAGAGCAATTACAGAGCGTTTGAACAAATATGAAGATGTTAGCATCGTTAGACTAGACGACCCGACAGGCAAGCGTGACGTACCTTTAAAAGAGCGTACGGACAAAGCTAACAAATCTAAAGCGGATATTCTTGTATCGATTCATCACAACGCGAATAGCGGTAAATGGGGTTCGTGGGGTGGAACAGAAACATATTCATACACAGCGAATTTACCACAAGCTGAAAAGTTAGCTAAAATGATTAACGATCGCGTTGTTTCTATTAACGGATTAAGAAATCGTGGCACGAAGAAAGCAAACTTCCACATGTTACGAGAATCAAACATGACAG